ATCCAAGTTTGGCAAATGTTGCAATTGGCAATGTGAGGTTAATTAAAAGGCTTCTACCAACGAACTGGGCATCTTTGCCCAATTTTGACATTCTTAAAGAAATATTATGAAAATCTGAACCAATCGCCCTTAGGCGCATCCCTCTAAATGTTCTAGAAAATGCTTGTAATTGTCTTGTGGTATAAGCAATCTCTCTACCCAATTCAGTGGCTGAGCCACCTGCTAATACATAAATATTGCGAAGATTGTTTATATCAGATTTTAATTTTCTTGATTCTAAGCTTAAGACTTTTTGATTTGCCGCTAATTCTCTAATTGATTTAGCATGTTGATCTACACCACGAGATGTAATACCCAAGGCTTTATGGACAGCCTTGGTATGAGCATCAAGCTTGGACATTGGGACAGAAATGCCCCTGAGGGTATTACCAAGATTTCTAAGCGATGCACTGAGATTGCCAATCTGCTGTACACCCTGCGTGTGTACTTGTATTATGACATCAACATCAGACATAATTCACCATTTTAAATTATGACATAATAATGCAAAAATAGCAATAAAACAAGGATTATTTATTGTTCTTTTTCATATCCTAAGGATAGACCACTTGCTGCTATACCTGGCATATCATAAAATTCCATAACTCGTTTAGAACTAACGCCTGCATCTGGACCATACCATTCTTCATCAAGATCAACGCCTTCTGCACCTTGAACTATTGCCATTGCTTTTAGATTTCTTGAAAAATGATGTGCGCATGCACGATATATCAAAAACAATTCATGAAGAATCAAAGATTCTTCTAGTTGTTCAATACTGAGCCACGCTCCAGTTTGAACAAATACTTCAGCTTCGTATTTTAGAAGAGGAAGTTCATCCCAGATTAATTCAGCACCGCCCTGAGATGATATTTCTCCCTCTCCTATCAGGAGTTTGGGTCAGCGTTACCCATTGCAGCAGCCATGACTTCTGCGAAAGTTGCAAGATCCAAAATTTCCTCAAGGGCATCTCTATCAGCAGCCAACTCAGGGTCTGCCTTTTTCAGAGCAATTGCCGCAGCAGACACCATCTTATCAATGTCTTCATCCGACATGCCACCCTCTTCATTCTGGGATTTCATATTGTTTGCAACCTTCATAAAGTCACGAAGGCTCTTGATTGTCAAAGGCTTAACGGTTCTCTTTTTCCCATCAGAAAAGACGATTTCCCTACCCTTGTGCAGATCAGTATTTGTTGCCATGTTTAATTTTCTCCTATTTTGATGCGGGTGCGAAAAACCCCGGCTTTCTCAGTATACCATACCGATAGTAGCCGAGGTCTTTCGTTTAATTATTTTTCAAATTAAAATTACAATTAAAATTACGCTGTTGCGTCAATAATCTTGCCGTACTCGTAGTTTGTATCTTCGGTAACGGGTAGGATTCTGAATTGAACTTCGAACATTGCCGCTTCAGCGCGCTTCATCGCGATCATCGATGATGTGAACGAAACTGCTCGCTTTGTATTGAACTTACGAGCTCTTGTCACAGTCGCTGTTGCGCCGGGAGCATTGCCCACAACTTGCAGAGCATACTCACGTGGATAAACCGACTGCGTGCCAAACAAGAATGTCCGTGTGTTTGAGCCATCATTATTATTGATGATGTCAGAACCACCTGTAGTTCTGTCATAACTCCAAGCCAAGGCCAAGTTATTTAGCGTAGCCTCAGCAAGAGTTGTCTTAAGCATAACCTTAACTCTTGATTGAATGACCTTTGCAGCATCGCCATACTGATCAATCTCGATGTCCACCATGTCTGGCTCCCACGAGATCTCAACGCCACCGCTGGTAGCGCCGATATCCGTAAGGCTGTCAAAGTCAGAGTTTGTCATCGTTATATTCGAGTTACCTGTCTTGACAACAGCCTCACCGACGACAATATTAGAAACATTTACTGCCATATAATCCTCCTATATGTTTTATTCAAGGACAAATATTTTTTTGCCCTTCCGATCCCGCCATTTGGATATTACCTTGGCGTGCTCGGGGTTTATTTCACCAGAGCGGCGACCAATTCCTTGACCTTTTTGCCACTCAAATTCATAAATCTTTTTTCCTATGTTGACTACATACCCTGGAGTCTTGCCAACATATGTAATTACAGTATACTCCATATCCTTTTATAATACCACAAATAATTAGAGACTTACCGAATATACGGAAAAATCAAGGTCCATTTCATACCACCCCTCTTTTTCTATTGGTTCTGCGAAATTAGAAGAAACCAAATAGGATGATAAAACCCTAACATTTGCGCTCGGGACACTCCCTTGGATTTGATCAGATTTTCCAAGGAGTTCTATAATCCTCTCTGTAATTCTAAAAAGCCTATCCGCATCATTATCATAAATACGGTATTTAATTGCGTCATAGCGATTCCAATAGGATTCTACGGAAGGAATAAATGGATTATAAAAATATACAACAAATGGGGCTGCCTCATCACCGTAGCCATGCGCCGGGAAGAAGCTCATCGTCTTGCCAGCAATATTAGTAAGGGTGCTGTCTGTTTTTAAAAATGTGTTAATGTCGTATACGCTAATTGGCATAAATTATCCTATAAACGGTCTGTCTGTTGCTTCTCTGGCTGGTGTACCGCCCCTTGTGCCAAAACCTTGAGTACGCAATCCTTGACGAATATTTGCATTTAAAATTTCTCGAGCAACCTGTCTGATTTTATCTCTATTTGACGCTATAGCGCCAAGTCGAGCTTTTTTCAAAAACGGTGGATAGCCAGCTTGAACACTTTGTTTTCTTAATTTCATAACATTGGCAGTATGTGCTCTTATCACCCTTCCACCCCTTCTGCCTTTGATAAATACATATGCAGCCATTCCTCTATCATAACCGCTCTTACTTGAGCGCTTTGATGCCTGCGGTGTTAATTTTAATGTTGCGCCAACTGGTCCGAAGCCAGCAATTTGTACAATAATATATTTTCCAGGTCTGCCCATTTCGGCAAGTTTTGCTTTAATCTCTTGTTTTGATTTTTGTAACGCAACGGATTGAGCAGCCTGTATACGATTTGGTAGAGCATCTGCCCATGCGGCAGCAACTGCTGCCTGTATACTAGCTCTTGTATCTACTCTTATACTAAGCATTTTCAACCACCACCCTGGCAACAATTCGTAAGTAATTAATTTTACCAGATATTCCAGGTTGCTTAACAATATTAATAATCTCCAATGGAGACGAATAAATTACTGTTTGTTTTTTATCAACAATATTTTGCAATCTATTTTCATAAGATATATACGATGCATCTTTTGAAGAAACAAAAAATTGATATTCATCAATGTTATCAATGTAGGGAGAAACCCTTCTTTCAGAAGATATCGGCTGAAAAAAGGTTTTTATTGTTCCAGTTTTTGTATAAGTTACAGTTCTTTGACCAGCCGCGCTTACTGTTATGGTTTTTGCATACACATCCACTTTGTGCGGGAGTACGAGAAGTGTTCCGTCAGACATTTACACCACATAATCCATTACAAATAAAGTGTAATCCATTAGTAAAACATCGGCATCAATATTACCCGTTGATTCAAAGAAAGATGATTTTGAGTCAGAGCCCGCCATCTTATACCTAACAGAGTCATATTGAACTTCAACGACACCCTTCCTTCTAATTTCAGAATCATCATTCATTAGGTCAACAAGTAAAAGATCGGATGCTTGCTCAATATTATTTGGCACAAATTGCCAACCAAAATCCCCTTCAATTTTAAAATCATCATCTTTACCAAATTTAGACTCATAAATACGATTTTGTGTTTTATCAATATAAGACTTTCTAAATTGTAAATAATAAGAACTTTGGAAGTTGTGAGGTTCTCTTGTCTTTTCAATATTGTTTAGTGTTGCAACTGTTGAGTCATGCAAAACTTGTTCATCCGCATCACCGATATTTACAGTAACTTTTGTGAGCGTGGTTATTGGTAGGGGGAGATGAAGTGTCTTTTTACCTGTTCCTTGAAGAATCATAAATTTGGTTGGATAATAATCAAAGGATTGACCACAAAATGTATTAATGATATTACGAATTTTCTTTTGCATTTTATCAAACTGATCATAATAATCGGCTTCAAGTTCTGAATGATCTCCAAAGAATATGTCAATATCGGTGTATGGAATATAAGCATTTATATATTGAGATTGCGTGTAGGATGTCCCAGAAACTGTATATGTAAAATCGGCCCTATGTTTTCCCGAACTATTTAGGATATAAATACCCGAGGCATTCTGTCCATAGGTAATTGTATAAACACCAGCACTTGATCGAGTTGCGTTAGTTGGGCCAGAAACAAGAGATCCCAATTCGTGATATAGGCTAACCGAAACAATGTTTCCAGTCGGGTCGCTAGGAAGTGTCAGTGTAAGTGTTTTACTTGTATTAATTTTGACATCATCCATAATACTCAATTGTACCAGAAATTAGGCTTTACGCCCTAAAACGCTTGCATTGCAACTTCAACTTGAAGAGCAGAAACATTATTATTTATTTGTTGAATGTTGAAGACTCCACTTATGTCAAAAGCTACTACTGTATTACTTGCGTTCTTATAAAATATTAAACCGTCTGCGTAGTTAATTGCAAGCTCTCCATACTCTAGGGCACTAGCAGAAGGAGCAACGCTTGCCGTGCCTGATCTTTTAATCTTTATAATGTTAGCCATACGGCTCCTTTAGAAAGTGCCACCATCAACAGCGACATTATCAAGATTTGTTCCGCTAAGAACAGTGACTCCTGCAACTTTAAAAACTTTTCCCGATAAGAGATTTAGGTGTTCTGATGATGTCCAAGCAGCAGTGGCATCAACCCAGTTAAATGTTTTATCGGTAGCGCCTTTGGCTGTAATGCCAGCGCCATCTGCTGTAACATTTGTTGGCGTTGCTACATTTGCTAAAACAACATTTTTATCTTCAACAACAAGAGTTGATGTATTAAGTGTCGTTGTATCTCCCTGAACAGTCAAATCTCCAGTAACAACAAGATTATTTGGAATTGTTACATTCGCCGGAAGGCTAAGTGTTACTGCACCAACGCCAGAACCAGAAACAGCAATTTGATTTGTAGTACCAGTTAAGCCAGTAACAAGAGCTGTCGCTCTATCGCTAACCTGAGACGCTGTAATTGAAATCGTCGTGCTACCCGCGGCAGTCAAACGACCTTGAGCATCAACTGTAAATGTCGCAACAGAGCCAGCTGCGCCGTATGCAGCAGCCGTAACCGCCGTGTTGTCAAGGTTAATTGTAACTGTATCGGTTGCACTTGCAACCGATGTAAGACCCGTGCCTCCAGAAATTGTTAAGGTATCTGTACCGCTTGTGATTGTCTGGCTTCCAGTATCACCAGCAACTGTAAATGTTGTGGCAATACCCGCAATAGCATTATCAACATATGATTTAGTTGTGGCATGAGTGCCTGTAGATGGCGTGGGAACAACAACGGTTCCAGTAAAAGTTTTATTACCAGAAAATGTTTGCGCTGTTGAAAGTGTGGCGAATGCTCCAGAGCCACCAATGGCTAGTACAGCCGTTGCAGAGCCACCTGCGCCGCCAGTGCCTTCGCCATAATAAAGGACATCATCAACTTCATTAAATGCTAATTCTGCATTTTCAAGCGTTCCTGGCGCACCGGCTGCACCAGATGCCCTGCGCTTGATTCTAAGTGTATTTGCCATTAATAATTACCTCCATCTAACAACAGGTTGGCTGCGCTGTGTACATGATCAGCCCTAGCTGCTACATTACTTACTCCAACACTTGCTGTTCTTGTAATATCAGCGGGAGCTGTACTACTTAAACTTAAACTTGCTAAATTAATTGTACCACTACTTTGTGTTAAAACGGTAGTCTCTGTAACCTGAGAAACATTTGAGATTTGAGCAGTGACTATCTGTATTGTAGTTAAATCAGCCATTACCTTGTCACCTCACCAGTAATAGTAGCATTACCAGTTAAAATAGTAGTTATAGTTGCACCATTTAACTCTTGAAAATCGTACACATATATGCCAGATCTTAAATTAGCCGTTATGGTCGGAGTAAGGGAAAATACCACAACGCCATTTGCGCCATCGGTGATTTCTGTAGAAAAGGTTGCTGCGATGGTGGCTGAAATGGTTCCAGACGACCTTCTTTTTCTAATCTGCCCAGAGTATGTTCTGGATGTGATGTTAATTACAGCATTGGCGCTATTCTTCAGGGTTACTTGATGAACATAAGTATCGCCCTGATAAATTTCAATATTCCTAGTTCCTGGCATAATATCTCCTATAAGATATTAGCAAAGATTGATTAAGCGAGCAACGCCTCCCAAGTAAGCAAATCCACAACGCCCGACGTTTCAATGCCTCTACTTAATTGAAAGTCTTTTACTGCCTGTTGTGTTTTTGGACCAAAATTACCATCGTCACGACATTGAAATCCATGCTTACTAAGAAGCCTTTGCGCTCTGACAATTGCTTTGCCTTTAGTATCTTTTGAAATCATTGGCATCTCTGCGGCTTCCTTCTTTGCATTTGGATTGGGCTCTGGCGTTGATGCCGAAGCAGCCGGAACCAGATCACCAATTTTTGTAATATACTCAACAACGGCAGCAGGCGGATTATCGCCTTCTGTGTAGCGAAGATGCCAAGGCTCTTCTGGAACAACTTCCCAGCTAAACCCAAACTTGCGAACATTGTCAATTAACCAATCAAGTCTTGGGCCACTAGCTGTATGCACATCAACAGCCAATCCGCTATTGTGTTGACTTGTACCCGGCGCAGCAAGGCTGGCAAGTTGGGGATCTTTTTTATACCACTTAATCCCTTCAAAGGTTCTTGTTTGAGCACCATTGATTGGTTCTTTCTGATACCTTTGCCTAAACGCCATCAATTGAGATTCAAATGAGCGATATGTATCCCCAGAGGAAACTGGTTTTAGTTCAATCCCATCAGCTTTTGCTGCTTCAACCATTGCTTCCCAAGCATAAGCCGCTCTCCAATGCAATTTGCCACCACCCTTTAATGGCTTCAATAATTTTTCTGGCAGTTTGCCCGGAGCAATGCCCTTAAGATCTGCTGGTTTTTTTACCGGAGCAATAATATTCCACTTAACGCTCATTTATATTTCCTCCTATTCTTCCCATTTTTATCAACTTTATCAAAAACCTGGTTAATCTCTTCAATGCTTAACTTACCATCAGATAAGAATGCGCGTGACAATCCTTCAACAACAGTAGCTACGCCAGCAATCCCTGCCATAAAAATCGCCTTCCAAACAGGAACGCCAGCAATAGTACCGGCTCCAATAACACCTAAGCCTGAAGCCGCAAAAGTCGCTAATATACGAAGGCAAATATTTGTGACTCGTTCCATTAATTATGCTTTCTTTTTTCCTGCTGGCTTTACGGCAGCGGGCTTCTTTGCAAGGAAAGAAGCAACCGTTGGATCGCCAATTTTTGTGGATAACAATGCGAGCGCATAAGCAACAGCGGGTGTTAATACCGCAACAGCCTCGGCTTCGAGTTTAAGTTGCGATGTTGCGACCCATACCCAAACGCCAATAGCGCCTCCCTTAAGTGCTTGATCTAAGCTTTGTGACTTAGTAGACATTGACCACCTCCTATGCCCCATTAGGCATATCTTGATTATACATTATATACTATTCAGTGTCATTTTTTAAAATTTGATGCAGAAGGTGAATAAAAATAGCAATCAATGTAGCAATTCCTGCAAGCCTTTGAGTTTGACCAGAGAGGGTAATGTAGACAACAAAACTGCCGGCCAAAGTAAATGCCAGCCCAGCCACTATATCCCAAAGTTTTTTACTAAAACCAAACCAGTTAAATTTCTTCATTTCAATTCCCTCCTTTATATAATACATGAAAATACTATTATATGCATATGTTATATCATCATCATCTTCAGGACCAGCAATTTCGCCAGCAGGCTCGTCACCAGATTCTTCTTCTTTTTTACTTCTTGCCTCACCGCTTGACCCGCCACCACCAGAGCCACCACCAGAGTCACCAGATGGACCACCAGATATTGGTGGAGTCACTGTTAGAGTTGTTGTTGCTGCAATGGCTGTAATTGCAGCAATAATTGTTTTTCTTTCACCAACATCAATGTTTGATCCTGCTGGAACATATTCATCAAAGCTGCCACTGTAAACATTTATTTCTTCTTCTAAAGTTTCTTTGACATCATCTTCTTGTTCATTTAAAGTTTCAACTAATTGCTCAACCTGTTCTTCCGAGAGTTCTTCAACATCAATCGCCGCAAATACTTCTTTTAATTGTTCTACGGGGGCAGAGGAGAGATCGCTATTTAAAACCGCTACAACGGCTTCCTGAGCGCTCTGGGGCGGAGTTTCGGGTAGGGGTGGAAGAGTGGTGGGGACAGGAATTGTGGCGGTTGTTGTCGTTGTTTCAGGGATAGTCGTTGTAGGCGGAATTGTTGTTGTAGTAGTTGAAACAGTAGTGCTTGTTGTAGTCGTTGGGACTATTGTTGTAGATGTTGTTGTAGAACTTGTTTTACTAGTAGTTGTTGTCTTAGGAATCGTAGTTGTTGTAGTTAATTCAGTAGTGGTTGTTTCAGGTATTGTTGTAGTTGTAGTCGTTTCTGGAACAGTTGTTGTAGTGGTTGTAGCAGGTGGCACATATACAGTTGTTGTAGTAGTCTGGGGTGGCAATGTTGTCGTTGTTGTGGTACTGGTGGAAGATGTCGTTGGAGGGATTGTCGTTGTTGGGGTCGTTGTTGAAGTCGTTGAAGTCGTTTGAGGAACAGTAGTTGTTGGTGGCAATGTTGTTGTAGTAGTTGTTGTAGTAGTTGTTGTGGTTGTAGTAGTGGTTGTAGTAGTTGTGGTAGTGGTCGTCGTGGTGGTTGTAGTCGTAGTAGCTGGCGGATCGGTTGCTGTCACCGCAAGGGTCATTGCGACCGAAACACCGTCAGCATCGACTGCATTGACCGTCACATTTGATGTACCTGCTGTCGCAGCAGTTATTGTTATCGTCCCCGCCGTAGCGCTTGACATGGATGCCGATATCGAGCCGAGCGGAACCACCGTCTCGTTGCTTGAAGATTTAGTGAAGGTCCACTGTGCTTGCGTGGTTGCATCATCAGCCAAAACAAATGAGGCGGTCGTAGCGACATTGCGAATGATTGAAGCCGCAATGGTTGGTGCAGTCACCACTGTCGGAGCGGTGTTCACTCGGGCTGTTCCCGTGTAGGTGATGTTCCTCACTTGCTGCAGGTTGTTCATCCCACCAGTTGCGGCGGTGAAGCCCCAGTAGACTTCCCCGCTGAAGTTCGCCTCGATATTGGCGGAAACTGCGTCGAACAATTTCTCGCCTGCGTCGTCCATGTCACCGTCATAGTTTTTGTCAAGCCAGACCGAGATCTTGTCAGTCGTTGACTCCCACAGGATTTTTGTCTTGCGCCACTGACCATCTTCGATGTTGCCGACATCAACCGGATTCTGACCCCACTGCGAGGCGGCGCTGTGGTAGACGTTCCCGTTCTTCATCAGCCCTACATGGTCGTTGTACAAGTCCGCAGCATCACTATTCCAGTAGGTGTCGTACTCCACGACGAAGGATGGGGTCACGTACTGGTAGCCAAGACCGCCACCAGAGCCCCCTGCCGCCGTTGAGTTCGGCTGCATCACGAAGGCGATACCGTCAGCGCCAGGATCGTAGTTCCCCAAGTACACTTCCGCCGTAACGCAGAAATCGTTAGCGAGGTTGATGCGGGTCTTGTTCCAGATAGCGCCGAATTGGCTGTTCGTCGCTGGTGTCAGGCGAACAGTGCCAGCGTTGTCCTGTGCGACCCCGCCGAACACGAAGTTGGATGCGGAGTAAGCGGTGTTGCAGTCAGCCGTTGCGTTAACCGCAGTCGAAAAACCAAAAATAGATACTGGCGCAAGCATGCCAGCAATTACTAGAGGCAATATTATCCACCAGCCTTTTCTAAAACTGATGTTCATTACTTAGCCTGTAAACAGCCTATCCATGCAATTTTCTTTTATTATATTTAAATCTAAATCATTGGAGACCATTCCATATCTTTTTCCGCAATTATTATATCCGGCAGCAAACTGCCATATGTCCCAATCCTTCCAGCCCATCAATGGCTTGGGCTGCTCAAAAGAAAATGCCCAACCCGCCCACTCAGAAGGATTCATCGGTACACCATTTTGTTCAAACTCTTTGGGTGAGTATTGAACATATTTTGCCACCCAAAGCGGACAGTTGCCATGCTTGCGTGATTTAACTCTTGAATTCCAAAACCAATCACCGCTGTATATTGCTGGCGGCTTCCCAAGTTCTTTAGTTGCTCGCTTAACAATATGGTCAACCGATTGCCTAACCAGGCTTGGATGAAGATCGCCGTGGTGTTCAATGTCTATCTGCGGAACAAGATTTGCTTCATATTTGCGATGTGCTTCAAGCAACATTGATATTTGCATTTCAGCGTCAAGTTCTGGCTTTACATACACATAATAGCCAAATGGTATTTTGTTATTTTTTGCTCGCTTCGAGTTGTACTCAAGCAGAGAATCCTGTTTCATGCCCACATTGCTTCTAATATAGGCAAAATTAAATCCAAAAGAAGCAACTTTCCGCCAAGCTATTTCTCCTTGATATTCCGATACATCTATTCCGGTCAAATATTTTTGCTTAGCCATATATAACAATTATAAGATATATTTTGTTTTTTTGGAAGAGTTAGAGCGTAATTGAGCCTGAAGCATTAAATGTGTATACGTGATACCCACCAGCGCCGTTGTTATATGTTGGGGAACCAGTCGTTGATGCGGCTGCGGTATGAACAGAAGTTGCCCAGCGAATTATTACAACTCCGCTTCCACCAGCGCCGCCAGCGTGTCCTTCACTACCGCCTCCGCCGCCGCCGCCACGATTTGCAGTGCCAGCAGAACCAGCACCATTAGCGTTTCCGTTTCCACCGCCACCGCTACCACCAGTTCCAGCACCAACGCCACGACCACCACCTGCCCCACCGCCGCCGTAAGTTACGCTACTTCCGCTAATGCTGGAGGCAGCACCAGGACCACCATGACCAGGAGAATTTGGGTCATATGAACCTGGTGTTCCTGCTCCACCTGCTCCACCGCCGCCGCTGGAATAGTCAGACCCTGTTGTAGCGCCAGCAGCATGACCCTGTACTGGGCTGGTTACTGGCGAACTTATACCCTGCGAACCTGTCTGACCGCCACCAATATACACACCTGCGCCACCGCTACCACCGTTACCGCCATTTGCGCTACCGCCGTTAGCACCACCGTGACCACCCCTTCCACCTCCAGTGGAAACCAAACCGTTGAAACTTGAATCAACTCCAGATGTTGAAGCAGCACTACCAGTTCCTCCAGAACCACCGCCACCAACAGTAACCGCGTATGAAATACCAAGAGTCAAACTACCCGATGTTGTTCTAAAACCCCCAGCACCTGCACCGCCGCCGCCAACGCCAGAACCGCCAGCGCCACTGCCGCCGCCGCCGCCGACTACTAAGTATTCAACACTTCTTGAATTAACTGGCCAGTTCGTTGAACCGACATTTTGTTGTTGTGTGGTCAAATCCCAAACACCAGAAGCGACAGATGTGCTTACCGTTTGCAACGGTCCGATGCGTCCGCCACGCTTACGCATTAACTAATCTCTTCGTAAGAACAGACCGCCTCAAGGTCGGAATTTGCTGATGCCGTAAGACGAAGTGCATCGCCCTCTTCCAAATAAATAGCCTTAGCTATAATATCCAAAGTTGCATCGGCTGGAACGCTAATCGTAGAGGCAAGGCGATATGCTGTTCCAGATCTCAAAATATCTGCCGTTACATCAGCAGCGTTTGTACCATCCACATTTGAAACATATAATGCATTTACTTTAAATACTTTGTTACTTCCTGCTGAATTAGTTACGATTGCCGTAGCACTTGTAGTGACAGCAAGAACTGCTGTTTTTCCGGTAATTGTTGAAACGTTAACTATATTTGGTGCTGCCATAAATTATCCCCCAAAGACTATTGACATTGCAATACTTTTACCCGTTGATGCTGGTGTAAAACCTAAATTTGCTGCCGCCGCGCCTGCCGCAATTTTTGCTGATGTTACAGAGTTTGCTGCAAGCTCTGTTGTTCCAACTTGACCTGCACCTATAGCACCAACATAAGTATTTAATACCCACGAAGTTCCATTCCAAGTCCAACTCCTACCACCATCAGAATGAACGTCGTTTACCGATGGAGATCCAGGAAAATCTATTGGCATTTAGTTATCTCCTTTTTATATTAAAACTTAGGCTAGTTCATCCCATTGTTGGCTGGCTTCATTCCAGGTCCAATTTCCTTCAGCAGGTTTAGCAACTGGTGCTTCCCAGTCTGCTGTAGTTTGGTTCAACGTCCAAGACGGATAGGGCTTTGGTGCAACAAATGCATCAAGTTCTGCATTGAACGTATATCCAATTCCAGCATAACGCTTACGGAAATTGTTATTATAAGATGTTTGCTTCCAAGTACCACCCAAAAGGCTTGTGCAGAATGCCGCACCAACTGAATCTGAGGCTGGATAATCTCCACCACCACAGTCGGCATTGCCGACCACAATGACTTGTGTGACGACATTGTCGGAATTGATTTGCGCAAAATGTGCCATTTTAAAATATCCTCCTAATTAAGATAATGTCTCTGTATATAGTATCATAAAAATCATTAAAAATCTATTTAAATAATAAAATTATTCTTGTGTCGGTGCGACGAATACATCGTTCATGGTAGGGGCTGCTCTGGTGGTGACGGCAGTTTCTCAAACACTCCATCAACAACAGTTGCACCAACCCACGCAACATTGTCGGGTTCGCTCATAATCCAAGTCGCCTCTTCCAGCCCACGCCACGACGCATCTGCTTCAGTGACTACAGTGCAAACACCGTTCTCAACTTTGCCGTAAATGTTCATCACGGAACCTCGTATTCAATGTTTACGAAACCGCTTGCAGCGGCGTTTGCTGTACCCTGTACATTACCGCCAAGACCGACTGTGACCGTAACACCGACTGAAGGCGTAACAGTGTCGCTCACAACGATTCGTCGCCCCCTTGTACCTTCTGTAAATCCACCCCAAACATTGAATACACCGCCACCAGTGCTTTGGTGAAGATACGTAGTCGCTTCCCCCGTGTTCGCCTTTGCGTTGATGAGGTAGTTCACCGCATCATAGCCAACACGGTAATGAGTAACTAATTGACCACCAAGCGCAGTTTGCGTGCCACCCGAGAAGGCAACCGAACTGCTACTTCCAGCAGTCCCAGTTCCATCAGTAGTAGTCATACCACCAGCACCGCCAACAATAGTTGCCATAACTTTTGTAACACCTGCTGGCGGGGTGAATGTGCCACTAGTCGTGAACAGTTCGCAACGACGCTTGTTCCCTGAGTACGCCTCAAGCGTCACGATTCCCTGCTGACCTGCGACACCGTTAGACCCAGCAGTTCCACCAGCACCAACAGTCACCACGAGCGTTGCGCCTTCGGTAACTGCACCACCAACACGCAAGAACCCACCACGACCACCTTGCACATTTACAATGTATACGCCACCAGCAGGAGGTGTCGCTCCGTCGTAAAAGCCACGTTTTCCACCAGCACCATAATCGTTTGGACTTATGTTGTGGCTTGTATTGGATGTTTTGAAGTCCGAACTTGGTGAGCCATTTGGGTCGCCGCCAAGAGCGGTCTGAGTGCCTGCTGAGAACGCCACTGAACTACTGCCACCAGAACCAGCCGCAGTTGAGCCGTTGCGAACACCGCCGCCGCCTGCCTGAATGTTGGCAATCACATAGGTCACGCCTGCTGGCACAGTCCAGTTGTTCGCACCAGTCGTCGTGAATGTGTAGACCGTGGGAATAGAGGAGGCGGTGGCAACAACCGTGTCCGTTGTCTGCGATGACACATAGCCGAGATAAGAACGAGCCATTACTCCTCCTCAATCGTCGGTGCGACGAATACATCGTTCACCGCATCATACGACCAGCCCTTGCCGCAGTAGCCACGACCTGAACCGTCTTGGAAACACTCAACCCACAGTTCGCTGTCGCCGTAGCGTTCAGGATTAGCGACCAAGAAATCCCACGACACGACACGAACATCGGTGACGATGCCGTTCTCAACCTTTGCGAAAGTCGGTGCGCTCATACCTTGAACCTGACATAGACGACACCTGCTTGCCCATTACCGCCGTTGCCGCCTTTAGTTCCGCCACCGCCAGCACCATAGTTCACGCCAGCGTTGCCAGCACCAGAAGTAGTGCCTGCGACACCGCCTGTTCCTGCTGAGCCACCTGTCGCACCACCACCGCCACCACCAGCGCAAGCGTTGTAAGCCGCACCCGTAATGAAACCTGAAATGTCTCTACCGTTGCCGCCCGTGCCACCTGTCGTTCCTGCTGCGTTGCCGCCGTTGCCGTTAGCACCACCACCACCACCACCAGCGGCGTTAGCCGAAGTAAAGTTATCAGTTCCGTTGCCGCCGATGTAGGTGTTGCTCACTTGACCGTGACTGATACGGCTCTCACCGTTTGCGAAATGAGCGTTCCCGTATCCTGCGGCGTTTGCCATACCGCCTTGATTAGCACCTGCGCCACCAACACGAAACATAATCCCACCGTTCTCAGGCTCGCTAGATGAAACCGACTGAGCGTAAGAGCCGCCACGACCACCGCCATAGACAATGTGCTTATTCCCGATGCGAGACGGAAACCCTGCGCTACTGTACGAAGTAGAACCGTTGCCGCCTGCGCCTACATCTATCGTTTGATTAGCGTCAAGATACACGGTAATCGTTTCATCTAGTCCAAGAATGCCGCCACCACCGCCGCCACCACCAGCACCGTTATTGTTAGTAGCACCGCCGCCGCCACCACCACCGCCGATAAGCAGAATGTCAAACAACCCTGCCTTCGTCACCGTTAGCGTACTGTCGCTAGTGAAGGTGAGAAGCGTGTACGCCTGTGTTCCGACTGTGATGCTTGACGATGAGCCGCCTGTTGCTACGCCGTAGCCCTGCACATTGACGGTCTGCGTCGTCAATGACGACACATACCCAAGTTGGCGGCGAGCCGTAGCCATCGGTTACGCCGTGATTCGGTTCACGAACCCGTGAATCGTAATAACATTGGCTGTTGCTGCAGATGCTTTTATTATAAGGGCACTTGCGGCACCTTTTATAATAAGTCCGGGAGCAACAGTCACCAAGCCTGCTTCTGGTTGCACCGTCAATTCAATTAGATCGTCAGGATCTGTGGTTCCACCCCAACCAACAGTTAGTTTAACCGCTGATGCCGAGGTATTCATTGCATACAACCAAACCTCGTCATGAGTCGTTGCTGTAGTGTGACCCGTATGAATCGTCGTACCAGAGGCAATGGCAGTAGCTCCCACCTTGATTGCACGACCATCAGCTGTTCCGCCACTGAGAGCGATTTTTGTAAATGTTGCCATTTATTTCTCCTTAACTAAATACTTGAGTGCCTATTACTGCGCCCGCATCATCTGCGGGAGATCCTGCTTGTCCCCATTCCAAACCATTCGATGCCGAGGAATTGGCCAAAAGTGCCTGACCATTTGCCGCACCAGGGGCTAGTGTACCTGCAACCACCAAAGCAGATGACTGTAGGGTCCATGTTCCTGTAGATGATGCATATACCCATGATCTATTACCTACAGTATAAACATCATTATTTGATGGGGAATTTGGAAAATCAATAGGCATCACACACCTCCAGCCTAACTGTTTGCATATCCGTAGACGCGAATAATACCCGACATAGTGCCACCAACAAAAAACGTCAAACCGTCATGAGCCCCCGCAAGGTTGTAGAACCCGCCGCCAATTGTCGCCGTAGAATTTCCAGCGGTGGTTTCGCCATTGCCCTGATACGTCCAAGCCGTAACAATAGAACTGTCTGCAGGGCTGAACACATCAATGACGTTGCTACCAAACATGTGTGCGTTTCGCATACGATTGATGTTTGCTGACGATGAGCCGTTGTCACTGACTTGGGCTATGCCGTTAATTTCAATTCGATGCTGATAATAGTTACCAAGTGTTTGTGCCGCACCTGACGCGTTGACGCGCATAGACAAAGTTTGATTTGTGCTACTTGCGCTGATATTAATGAACACGCGATAATTTAAATAAGTGCTTGTAAATGTATTTGCTGGTAGGCTGACTGATGATGCTGTTGTAAATGTTGCACTCGTAAGATAAATAAGACCTGGGGGAGCAGCAGAGCCAGTCATGTATGACCATGTAGTTCCTGTGTATACCGCAAGCCTGTCCGTATCGGTCTCGTAAATAAGTTGACCCTCAAAAGGAACGGATGGGCGGGTTGTTGATGTACATACACCTGGCTTAATTACAGATGACGCACCTAAAACACTTGAAAAAGGCATTATTTACCTCCAACACCTATAGTAAAACAATATTTATTATTTGTCATTATGCCCTCGCCATTGTTAGAGATCCTGTTGCATCCCATGCATACCATGTGTAAGAACCGTCTGTTCCGGTTGTCGGGCTTCCTGTTGTAGAAATAGAAAGACCTGTTGCATCTGCGGTTAGCCAACGGACTACGACACGACCTGAGCCGCCTGCACCGCCGTTGCTGTTATTACCGCCTCCTCCGCCTCCTCCGCCACGATTAGCGGTAGCCGCACCGCCGCCACCTGCACCAGCGTTCGTTCCCGCCGAACCTTGTGTTGTGTTTCCACCGCCGCCACCACCAGCCGAATACGAAATCGTTGAGCCTGTGTAGTTATTCGTGCTTGCCGCACCACCAGCCGCGCCTGTGTTTGCGCTGCCGTTGCTTCCTGTGCCGCCCGCACCACCACCACCGCCTCCACCTGTTGAGCCTGAACCTGTGCCGCCTGCGTTGCCTTCACCTGAGATGCCCGTACCGCCAGCAGTTGCGTTCGCTGAACCGCCACCTGATGCGCCATTATGTCCACCGCCACCAGCACCACCAGCACCACCACCGTTAGCGGCGTTAAGAAATGCTGATGCCGTTCCATTCATTGCGGGAACTGGCGCAGTCGTTCCTGCCGCACCACCCGACCCGACCTTGATGGTGTACGAGGTTTGTGTGATGATCCCTGAACCGGTAACAAAACCGCCACCGCCTCCACCTCCGCCAGAGAAACTGTCCCTTGCACCACCGCCACCTCCGCCACCGACCAGCAGATACTCAACATTCAAGGTCGGTTGATAACGAAGCGTTCCTACAGCAGATCCTGAGACTCTACGACGAATGTAGACGATTCCTGAACCGCCTGCGCCGCCATTTAAATTTCCAGACGGTGAAGAACTACGACCACATCCTCCTCCACCACTTGCTGTGTTTGCAGATGCTGCTGTGCCATTGGCATTATTAGAGCCACCAGTACCACCAATAGATGAGCCACCAGCGCCACCTACGTAACCTCCGCCACCGCCACCTGCTCCTTTAAAAAGAGCACTTCCTCCAATAAATGCCGATACGTCATAACCAGCACCACCAGCACCACCAGTTGCGCCAACAGCAATACCGTTTCCGCCAACTGCGGTAGCACCACCACCACCGCCAGCGGGTTGAGCCGCAGAATTGCTGTTGTCTCCGCTACCACCTGCGTAGCCGCTGACCGTGTTAGCCATAGCCGCACCACCAGCACGACGATAAGACGAAGTGCTATTTATGCCACCGCCACCAGAACCACCTGCGCCACCTGCTCGCAAACCACCGCTATCAACAGCATCACCACCATGACCGCCGCCAGCAACAGATAAACCACGAGCACCACCAATAGAAGAACCAAGACCTGAACCAGAAATCTGGGATTCGCCCTGACCTGCCGCACCACCAGCACCAATAGTTACTGTTTGGCTTGAATCTAAATAAATTGTAGTTTGCAATACTCCACCTGCTCCGCCACCGCCGCCCGAATACAAAGTTGAACCAGTTCCAGAACCGCCCCCACCTCCGCCGCCAGCAAACATGAGCACATCAAACCAACCAGGTTGAGTAACGGTCAGCGTACTTGATGCCGTAAATGTATGTAATTTATAAGAAACACCAGAGACGGTGATATCCGTTTCTGTTCCGCCGGATGCGATCCCATATTCGGTTGCGAGTCTTGGTTTGCGGGCTCCTGAGATACTCATAATTAACTAATCCCAAAAGAACCAGTTGCATTGTATACGTAATACGTATACACACCATCTATTCCTGTAGTTGGTGATCCAGTAGTTGTGACACTAAATCTATTTAAAGCTGTGGTGAGCGCACGAATGATGACACGACCTGATGAACCGTTGCCGCCAACATCGTTGAAGCCGTCACCACCGCCTCCGCACCCACGATTAGCAGGCGTAGCATTAGCACCATTATTAGCACTGCCACCGTTGCCAGCGTTCGTTCCACCTGCGCCACCTGTAATCATTCCACCACCTCCGCCGCCCGATGAGTAAGTCGTCGCCGTTCCGTTGTAAGAGTTGCTCGTGCCAGCACCGCCTATGCCACCTATGCCTGCGGATAGGCAAGCGCCTCCGACAGCACCAGCACCACCGCCGCCACCGCCGCCGTTCGTTCCACCACCGTCACCTGCGCCACCGTTGTTGCCTTCACCCGATACCGCCACGCCGCCTGCCCTACTCACACCATCACTAACGCCACCGCCGCCACCGCCCGAACCGCCAATGTTGCCCGACCCGACACCAGCGCCACCGCCGCCGCCGTTAGCAGAACCGATGAACGATGATGCCGTTCCGTTTCTCCCTTTGTTGCCGTAGCGGTTAGCACCGCTGCCACCAGCCCCAACTTTTACCGTTAGCGTCTGTTTGCCGATTATTCCTGAGCCTGTGACGAAGCCGCCACCACCACCACCACCGCCTGCTGTTGTGTAAGCCTGAGCAAGACTGCCACCGCCGCCACCGCCGCCGACCAGCAAAAACTCAACGCTCAATACATTGATTAAGCGATACTCACCATAGGCGGATGTAATTGGCATTGGGAATTAAACTTCCTTTTCCCACCCAATGACGGTCACATTAACGACGCTTGCCGCATCTGCAAGCCCCTGAAGGGTTTCGCCAGCCGTGAGAACTAGCGCCGTGTCGAACACCATGATGTCGTTTGCGCCAATGGGCAATTGAGAAATAATTCGATTTGCTGCAGTTGCAGCAGTACCGATAGCTAAAGTAAACGTCCTGTCGACCGTGTCGGTGTTGGTGATGATGATTTGCTTCAGTACCTCGACCCTGCTTGCTGACACCGTGCAAACGGTCGTGGTTGTCGTACCCAACTGTGTTGGACCGCCAAGCCTTTGTTCTGTTCTATCTCCTACAGCCATTTTCTATACTCCTTTTAATATTATAACACTTTTATGCGCCGATGTCCATTATGA